ATGATGTTCGATTGGATTGTATGTTAAACCTAATGTAATTGTTCTTAGATATTCCCATACTTCTTTTGTTCCATTAACTGCATCATAAAAGATTACAATTTCATCTTCATCTCTTTTATTTTCAATTAAGAATGTGAGTAATCGTTTTATTTCATCAATCTCATTACAGACTGGTATTGCGTAACTTATTTTCATTTTTATGATTCTTATTTATCAAAAATACCAATAAAATCTAGGGCATCCACGAAATCTTTCTCATCATAATGAGTGATTGTTGACATATCCATTCTCCATTCATAAAATTCTCCTTTTTTACCTGGGATTGGGTATTTTTCTTTTTCTTCTTCTTTTACAGGAATTGCTTTGACAGCTGACCATTTCCAATTATCTGCTCTGGTCCCATTAGCAAATACCATTCCTTTAGTAGGTAAATTAATAGCTGTAGGCATCCAAATTTTACCTTCTTCATCTTCACCCATTAATTCTTTGTACAAGTCAGGTAGAATTTCTATTTGCTCTTTAAAAAATTGAGAATCTTTTTTCATTAATGAGTTAGTTTGAAAACCACAACCATAACACATATAATTTTTAATATTTTCATTTACTTCTTGGATGTAACAAGCATCACCCTCACATCTATCACATTTAGTTAAATTATCGTAACTCATAATTAAGATTCTATTTTTTTAAGTTTTGGTAACTCTATTTTTTTAAGTTTTGGTAATTGAAGTTGAATTTGTTTAGGAAACTCCGGAATATTCTTATCAAGATATGCATTTAACATTTCATCCATTTTTTCCCAACTAAAATTAGTTTTAGAGTAATGGGCTTGACGTTTACCTAATTCAGAATATTTTTTATAATTTTCAAACATATCCTTTAGGTAAAAACCTACTTCATTTGAATTAGGAGAAAACCATTGGGATTCTTTTAAAATCATATCTTTAACAACAGCTGAATCATCTACATTTTTTAATTCTCCATTAATCAAAGTAGTAAATTCTGAGTTTAGAAAATCAATATGACCACTCCAATTAGTTGATAATATTGGTTTTTTGGTTAAACTGAATTCAAGTAAAGGACGACCAAAACCCTCACCTTTAGTTAAACTAACCATAACTTTTACCTTAGAGTGGTTATAAATTGAATTCATTTCTTCATCACTAAATTCACCATGAAGTAAATAAACATTAGGTAACCTTCTAGCATTTACAGTAGATTTAATTTGATTAATTTTATCTATAATTTTATCTCTCCCCATGTAAGAAGCTCCTGTAACTGCTGTTTTAAGAATTAAAGCAGGAGCATTTTGTTTATTTTTGAATACTTCAAAAAATGCTTTAACTAATAACCCCACATTTTTTCTATCTTCTCCTAAATTACCTTGCATCCAATGTCCTACAAAAAGGAAAGCAAAAGATTCAGGAATATTAAAATCTACTAAACAAGGTTTATTTGTTGGTTTATAAATGTCTAAATTAACCCCTTCAAATAATACTTTAATAGGTTTTTCAACTTTAATTTCCCCAACTGCTTGCCCTTGTTGGTTAGTTCTAGTATAAACTGAATTTAAGAAAGTTTGTTTAGAATGTTCTGAGGATACAAAATTAACATCCATTCTATTAATACCTTCAACCCAACTGTGATGAACTAGTGTAGTTTCCATACCAGCAGTCATACCAATATTATACTTCCCTACAGGTTGAAACTCATTAGGTACTGTAATCTGCATCCAAATATCAGGTTTTTGATTTAATTGGGGTTGATTATAAAGATAATCCATTAAAAATCCCCATTCTTCTTTATGATCTTTTACAAAACCCCAAGGTGTATTACCCCACCTTTGTGATAAAAGTTTAACATCATATTTTTCTGATTTTATAATAGATTTAATGACATCACGAGAACGAGCTCCATATCCACTATACGTGTCAAAAGGAGCAGATATGTAAAAAGTTGGTTTATCCATAAAACTTGTTTTTTAATAAATTAATTCATGCATTAGTTTTTCTTCTGGGAGTTCTGTTACATTGATAAATTCAAATTTTTCTCTTGGCTTCCAAGTTTTAAATAACTTATCAACATAAGTAATAACCCTATCTCCCATTTTCTCCCCTGTAAATCCTGCTTCATCACCTATAGCCCATTTGTAACCTTCCATTCCACATTCTTTACGTTCTTCAGGACTCATGTTATAAAGTTTCATAATCTGTTCAGCAGCATCTTCAGGTCGGCATCTATCATCCCAAATATATGGAGTTGGAGGTGAACCTTGCAGTGAACGATTTGTAGGGTAAACTGGGAAAGCCCATTTACCATGTTTTTTATACCTTCCTGTATGGTTTGAAGGGATTTCTTTCGATGGTACGAACCAATTACCATTTTTGTCTTCAAAACGCATTTGATCTTGCATACCACCTGTTACATTAGCAATAATAGGGGTACCTGTTAATAATGCTTCTGTAAGTGAAAGACCCCAACCTTCATTAGAAGTTAATAAAATTTGAGCGTCAGCTAAATTGTATAACAAATTTAATTCTAATGGAGAAATCTTACTAGTAGAAAAAATTATATTTTTAGAATCTTTTCCGAATAAATAATCTCTAACTGCTATTAAGTTAGTACCATGATCGCTTATAGGTTCTGTATGAAGAATTAAACGACATTTATCTGCTTTTTCTTTAGGTAATTTATCTAAAAAGTATTTAAAAGCTAATAAAGTATCAGGAATTTGTTTTCTTCTAATATTTCTAGAATTAAAAAATAAAGTAAAATCTATTTGATCTTTACCATATATTTTTTCTCTTAATTTTTTAAGATTTTCATCATTATCTTTTAAGGGATAAAAGATATTATTATTGATACCGTGAGGTACATATTCAATAATTTTATTTTTAGATTTCTCTCCTAAAGCTAATTCATTAATTAAAACAGTTTGTTTAGAAATACCTAATAAAACATCGCAAGATTCATAATAGGGTTTATTATAAAGAGGAACAGGAAAATCATCCCAAATATTTAAATATATGATAGGAGTTGTTTTTCTAATTTCATTCTCAATATCAAATAACCATGTAAAATATCTAGGATCAGTAATTAAAAATATAGCGTCAGGTTTTTCAATATTCATCATATTTCTAATAAAAGATGCATCTCCATAACCATCAATAGGATATATAGTTACTGAAGAATCATTAATACCTGAAGCTTCATTAGTAGATTCACTTATATCTAATCTTTTTCCTTTATCAGGGTGATTTATAGCTCCTCCTATATTTACCCAGTTATAACGGTGGCAAGTATTAACAATTAATTCTTTACCAACATTAGCAACACCCGAAGGCATTCTGATATCATCACAGATCAAAAGTATTTTTTTCCTTTGATCAGGTTTTAAATAACCATTTTTCATATTTTAAATTTAATTAAGATTCTAATTCTAAATTGTTATGACTGTGAATTTCTTTTCTAAATTCTTCATCTGTAAGATACAAATGAATAGTTCGTTCAGCAAGTTTTTGAAAAGAAAATTTATGCCTAACACAAGCTACTTTAAATTCATCAAATAAATCACTGTCAATTTTTACGCTAGTTAATGATTGGTTTTTATTTGCCATAATCTTTATTATTTATTTATATACTATTATACATATATGTTAATACTTTGAAGTCGCAGAACATAAATGAGTTTTATAAAAAGAACAAAACTCACAGTAATCATTAAGTTTTGGTAGATGATCTTTTTGTGAATATCCCTCTTTAGTAAAGGCTGATTCTATAAACTCATTTAATTCTTTATCTACTTTATTTATTTTTATTTTACCTGAAGGTGGGGAATAAGTTTGAATTCTAGAAATAGGAAAATCACTTTCTTCCCATATTTTTCTTTTTACAATAAAAAACTCTACATTTATTTTATCTAAAGGAATATTAAATTGCTCTGAGAAGAATTTTTTATAAAGTACAAGTTGGAATTGTTTTCCTTCATCCTTTTTGGTTTTATCGTTCCAACCCCGAGTTGATGTTTTAATGTCTATAATTTTGAAAGATTGCGTGTTTTCATTATATAGAACAACATCTAAATGGCCTTGGTATATTACATTGGGGTATCGTTTATTTGGCGTTAAAGTTATAGGAACTTCACATCCTACTAAATGCCATCCCCTTTTACTAAAGTATTTTGATTTTTTCTTTTTAAATGTATCTAATATAGCAATTCCATCTTCATAAAATTCTCTTAACTCTATAGCTGAACTGAAATGGATATTTTGATTTTTTACATACGCAGATTGGTATTCGCGCATTAAACCAGTTTTAAAATGTTCTTCTAAATCAATTTTATCAGCCTCAGCAATGCTTTTTTCATACATCACATCTAAATAATGTTGTACGGTTTCATGAAGGGATGTACCAAATACAAAATGAATAGATTGTTCATCTATTTTATGCCCATCTCTATACTGCAATGACCATTTTTTAGGACATTGTTTGTACATTAAAAATTGAGAATAAGAAACATTTTTTTGAAACCTATAATCAATTTTTATAGGTTTGAAATTTTTAATTTCTAATAAAATATAGGGAATTTTCTTAGCCAAAACTTATTTTTTCCATTTATTCCTCATTACAAGCATAGCAATAAGCCCATAATTAGAAATGTCTATAAAACTATCTACCATTGTCTCCCCTTCTACGTAATTTTTACCATTACGTTTTAATAAATTTTTTAAACGATTTATTTTATCATTTACTCTAAGCCAAATACCAGTAATTGAAAGATGAATGTCTTGAGGGTCTTCTAAATTTGAACCTAAGGCAATATTCTCAATCCCATAGTCTAACATTTTTTTAGCAAAAAGTTCATATTGTTCTTTTTGAACTTTTTCAAATTCTTCTGATAAAATAGGATAACTTTCTTTAAAATCTTTTATAACTTGTTCTTTATCCATTACTATAAAACTTACATCTTTATGTTTAGTCATATTAAAAAATTTCTTTTTTAACTAAATATTTTTTAATTGCTTCTAATCTATCATCAGCATCAGCTAACATAGTAATTGCTTCTTCAGCATTTTTGTAAAAATCTCCTGTTGAATGATCACCAATCCCTGCTGGGTGTTTTTCTAATAATTCTAGGGTTAATAGAGCTTTTGCTTTATCTGCTTCTGCTGATGCACGAAGCATATTTTCTAATTTACTCATAATTTTGCTTCTTTTAATAACTTATTAGTTTCTTCTTCATTTAATCCCATCTCCCAAAGAATACCTTTAACCCCATGGTTACGAAGAATATACACATATTCCTCTGCTTCTCCAAGGGAACATCCTAAATATTCAGCTATATATTCAGGAATTTGTTTTAAATTTCTTTTATTTTCGTTTTTTATGTATTTAAGCCATAGTTTTTTCTTTGGGATCATTTCTCGATAAATGGTATAAATTTGTTGTTTATTATTAGGATCTATTTTTTGAACATAATTTACAATATCAATGTAATTTATATTCATAGATAAATATTTATGGATTAACCAACTATTCCATTTATCCCATGATTCTTGCGAAAAATTTGAGGGGTCAGATTTATGTAACATAATTTCATCTAACCACTCAAATATGCTTTTAATTTGTTTAGCTTCCAAATTCTTCTCTTAATTCTTTTGGTAACATTTCTAAAACTACTTCACCCGAAACTACATCATAAAATACTGGTATGGGCATAATAGCATCCTCAGAGGTTCCTGCTACAAATTTAGATACTTTACGAAGAATAACTCCTTCAGCAAATACTTTACCACCTGTAGAAGATGTAATTGGTTGAGTATTTTTAAGATCAATATTTACATTTAATTCTTGTTGTTTTGACATAATTTATATAATTTTAGGTTTTTTTAATTTCAATTAACTTAGCAATAAGAGCCATAAGATTTATTTCTTTATCTATCCTAAATTGGGATTGATATGAATATTCATTTACAAGAATTGCTACCATTCCTTCATTTCCTTTAGCATAAACTGAGGCATTGTCATAAAGATAATAGTATAATTCTTCAAAATCTTGAACATTAGAATTAATAACAATTTGTCGTATATCTATCCAATTTGGTTTTGATTTAATTAATTCTTTAAGTATTTGAACCATATAACTAGATGATACAAGTACCGATTTATCAATCACCAATTTATTATCTTGAGTTGACAACTGAATGATATTAAGACATTTACGTAAATCAGGATAAAACTGATTAGTAATAGTTTTAATATCTTCAAGTTCATAAACTACTCCTTCATTATCTAAAATCCAAGCAATATGTTTAGCAACTTCTGCCTTAGATGGGGGGATAATTTTTAATACTTGACAACGTGATTGAAGAGGATCAATAATACGTTCTATATAATTACAGGTTAAGATAAAACGGGTAGTACGTGAAAATGTTTCAATTACATTTCGGAGTGATGCTTGTGCTTGGATAGTAAGGAAATCAGCCTCATCTAAGATAACTACTTTAATAGATTTAAATGAAGCAGCAGAAGCAAAACCTGATACTTTATCTCTAATAGTTTCAATACCTCTTTCATCTGAGGAATTGATATAAAGATAATCACAATCTAAATTTTTAACTATAAGCTTAGCAAGAGTAGTTTTACCTGTACCAGCACTAGAATAAAAAATAAGATTCTGAATATCATTTTGGGTTAGATATTGTGAAATAGTTTTTTTGATATTTTCATTCCCTACATAATTTTCTAACTTTATAGGTCTGTAACGTTCTACTAATAATCCGTGATCTTTCATTTATACTCCTTGTTTAAATTCTCCATAAATGCTAAACTTTTGAGGCTCTTCAGGTATGATTTTTTCTTCTTGTTGACGTATAACATACAACTTACTATCTAAGGGGTCAAGTCTAAATTCAGCT